AGTGGAAGGGGCGGGAGTTGCACCCACATATTCACGCTTATAAGGCATGCGCTCTAACTACGATTCAGCCACCCTTCCGTGGTGAAGCCTTCTTACGGATGCTTCCTCGTCCGTGCAACCGTAGGTTGCCTCTATGCGGTTGTTTTAGGTACCGCCAAACTGCATTAATAATATAACCATCTTGATTCACATTGTAGCACCTCTTTTGGAGTTGTCAAGTCTCGGGGAAAGGAATCACGACCTGCAACATGCAGTCGTTGCACAGTTCGAATGCTTCCCAATCTTCACCACCGGGATAGTCAATGCGAACCTTGGTCAGTTCTTCCTCAAACTCTTCGTTGCATCCGCAGCAAGTGTTCACTTGCCGTCCTCCTTGAAGCAGTCCCAACCGCGAGACTCTGCGAAGTGGAGCATGGTTCCATGCTTCACATATCCGCCCTCGTCCATAGCGGCATGCTCACAACACAGCCGCCTCGCCTCGTCGCGCTCGGCGCGGAGGGTTGCGTTCTCGCGCTCCAGTTCACGGGCAAACTCTGCACGAACAATGAACTCCGACCGCAGACCGTCATCACTCCACCAGTTTGTTTCTGCTGCGTCGGTGCGTGGTGTTTGGGTGTTGCTCATTCGTCGTCCTCCTCAAGTAGGTAGCACCACCCACGGGCGGTAGCATGAAACTCTGGGGTGTCTCCATCACAACTCTGTGTGACATTACGAGACAACATAAAGCAAACTTCCCGCCTCGCCTCGTCGCGCTCTTCACGGAGCCGTTCAATCTCCTTGATCGCGCAGTTGATGTAGTGCGCTGCGGTCGCGGGGGAGTCGAAGTGTCCTCCGTCCTCAATGGTTGCGGCAATTTGCTGCAGTCGGGGGATGGGGTCGAAGTTGCTCATGTGTGCAGTTAGAGGTGCGGGCATGGTTGCATTGTACCAGTTGGTGATGGGGTTGTCAAGTGTCTTAGAATCTAAATATCTAAGACATGAAGAAATGCTCTACTTGCCAATCGATCAAACCTCTCGCAGACTTTTACAAGAAAGGAAAGTCTGGTAGAACCAATAGTCTATGCAAGAAATGTTTTAACAAATTTTGCCAAGACAGATGGGTTCAGCGAAAGAAAGAGATGATTGAACTCCTTGGTGGAAAGTGTTGCAGGTGTGGTTACTCTAAGTGTTACGAGGCTTTAGAGTTTCACCACACAGATCCTGCAACCAAAAATTTTGATTGGAAAAAGGCGAGAGGGGTTTCTTATGACAAGATGGTTGCTGAGGTCAATAAATGTGACCTAGTTTGTGCCAACTGTCATAGAGAAATACATTCAACGTTCCCGGTGGGAGTTGCACCCACACCACTCAATTTAGAAGATTGATGCCCTGTCTATTAGGCTACGGGAACTAGTCGAAATAGCATCGGTGGGACTCGAACCCACACTTGATTGATTTTGAGTCAATTGACTCTGCCGTTGGTCTACGATGCCATGTGTTCATTCTACTTCAGAAGTGGCCCCTTGTCAAGTCCAAACTTGGCATGAAGTTCCTCATAGAACTCTCCGTTGGGTCGAACAACGGACTCATGCAGTCGGTTGCCATTGAGAGCAAGTTGGGCTGCGTCCACCGCGTCGAAGTAGGCGTCCATCAGTTCCTTCGGGGGATTGGCGTTGCCTTCCAACCAATGCTCCACGATGAGGTCTGCGACGATGTTGACGCGGTCGTACATCTGAAGGGCGAAGATTTGCGGATCGAAATGAAGTGGGTCTGTCATAATGGGTCCGGTGGGGTTCGAACCCACGACCAAGAAATTAAAAGTTTCCTGCGCTACCAACTGCGCTACGAACCCGTGATGCCCATTGTAACCGATGGGCGCGGGATTTGCAAGTCACTCCTCGTTTTCTTCCCCGCCGTCCAGTTCGCCGTCCGCGTACATCTGCTTCTCCTCGTCACAGGCGAAGTCCCGCGTCAGGCGGATCATGTCGTTGAGGAGCATCATGAACGCACCGCCGAACACATGGCAGGTCGGCTCCTCACCTCGCTCCATGATCTCCTGCAAGTCGTTGTTCACATCGGCAACGATGTTGACGAGGATGAGGCGGATCGCCGGGTCGCAGTACCAGTCCGGACGCTTGCTGACGAGGAGCATCAGACCGTGGATCTTCTGTTCGAAGGTCGGCTTGAACTTCTCGTCCTTGATGATGTTGGTCGGGTCGTTGAAGAAGTTTTCGAACTTGTTCTTGCTCATGTCATGCTTTCGTTGAGGGTCTTGCAGAGGTCGATCACGAACGCATACTCCTCGTCCGTGCAGCAGTTGGGGTCGGGGCAGGCGATCTTGAGGACGGAGAGGGCAATCGCCATCTTCGCCATCAGGTTGGAGTCCTCGTTCCAGTTCGGGTTGTCATCCACGAACTTGTAGATCTCGTTGAGGAGGTCGCTCGTATCGGTGGTGGTCGGGGTCGTGGGGCGGTGCTTGCTCATAGGGCTATTTTAGCAGATTCGGAGGCGGAATGCAAGACCACGGCGTAGAAATGTTTGATTTGTTTCGTGAGGCGGATGAAGAGGTCGATCTGGTTCTTTGAGGTGTCCTCCGGAAACTCCACGATGTAGGTGAAGTTGTCGATGCCGAAGGTCGTGCTCACATCAAGCGTGAGCAGAATGCCCGTGTCGCCCGGGAACGCGAGAGCCAAGGCATGGAGGATGCTCCTCGTACACTTCTTGTGTCTGCGGGTTGTCCATCCACGGCTCGAGGTTCCGGGGAACGCGGCTAGTGCCTTAACGATCATCCGAAGTCCTCCTCGTCAACGAAGTCCGGAATGTCCTTGTCGTTGTCATCGAAGCAGTACTCGTCATCATCAGCGTCGTACTCGCCAGCCATGCGCTTGGCTTCCTCCTCGCTGTAGCCCTCCGCGATCAGTTCCGCCACGAAGTCCTCGTCGTTGAAGGAGTCATCGTAGGGGATGAGGTCGAAGGGGCTGTCGGTGTCGATGTCGTTGGTGTCGGGTGAATTGCTCATGCGTGCATTGTAACCGATGATCCGGGGGGATGCAAGTCTATGCGAAGATTTTTTTTCTTATCGGACGCTCGAGGTCGTCCAGGACTACTATCCGGCAGGTGGCGCAAAACATCCGGAGTCCCCCAAGGACTCCGGATAGTAGCTCAAAGAACATGACCCGCCCTAAAGAGGAACGGGTCAGAGGTTTGAAAGGCACAGCCATCCTTTCGTGCCGGAGCCAGTTGCACCTGGCGCCAGTTTCCAACCGAGTATCCGGTCAAGGTTGGGTGACTGTATTTGTTTAGTCTCCCTCCCTGCCCCCTTGCGGGGGCAGGGAGGGCGTCCCATGCCCTATGGGACTTTAGCACACCGCGCCGAACTTCGCAAAGTGTGCCGTGTACGCTCGCTCCACGACCTGCTCAAGCGGGGCAATCGGGCGATTGCCTTCCCGCACCGCAGTCTCCGCTGCCTTCGCGTAGAACGACAGGTTCTCGCTGTGGATCATGTCGATGAACTTCTTGCTGTCGCCGTACAGCACCTCCACGATGGCGAGGACGAGAGCCGCCTCCTCCTTCGTGAACCAAGACGGCGGGAAGGAGACTGCGATCTCGCACATGGCGAGGGTCGCGTTCGTCTCCTCGCTGTTGGCGCGGATGCGGTCGATCTGCTTGCCGCAGGAGGCGAGGGCGGCGACGAGGTCGGTGACTTCTGCGAGACGGTTCGGGGTGTTGCTCATGGGCGTATTGTACCAGTTCGGGGAGCGGAATTCAACTCGGGCGAGAAGAATTTAAAAGAATTCGCTGTACGAGAGAGCCTGCGATTCGTGGAAGGAGATCCAGTCCCGCTTCTCAAGGTCGTACATCACGACCATGCCAGCCGGAACGCTCCGGACATACTTCGGCAGTTTGTCGTTCGGGATGTATTCCTGATTCGTGGTCACGAACGCCTCGCGCTCGGTTCCGTCCTTCTTTCTGAACAGAACCTTGATGCGCTTGCCGGAGGAGAGGGAGAAACGGATCTCGTCGGAGATTTCCTTCGGAGTGAAGGTGGGGAGCAGGGGAGTCATGGTTGTCCTTTTGTTAGGCTTTGAGGCGGCGGTCGATGCAGATGGACAGGGCTTCGTCCAGTTCGCGGTAGTCCTTGATCGCGTTGGTGAAGGTGTCCGGGTCGATCTTCGTCCCGGTGTTGTTGTGCCGGATGCAGACCTGCTCCATGAGCAGCATGATTCCGCAGAGGCGACCGTAGAGGTACGCGTAGCGCTGTCCGGGATCCTGAAAGGAGCAGATCTTGGTGACGGTCGGGGAGTCGGTGGTGGTGGTGCTCATGGGTGTATTGTATCAGGTGTTCGGGGCGAATGCAACTCGGGGCGAAAGATTTTTGAGGATTTTTGTGGGCCGGGTCACTTCGTGTATGACCCGCTCCCGTACTTGGCGTTCCAGTCCTGCGCGAGGGCTTCGACCCGGCTCATGAAAGCGGCGGGGCAGTCCATGCGGAGGGTCACGATGTTCCCGTCCTCGTGACCTGCGAGGATCGCATCCCCCATGAGCGGGATCCCGGCGATGATCGACGCACGGGTGTTCATCAGATTCTGCTTCATGGCTCCCTCCTCATCGACCCACAGGGCAACGGGGGCATCGGTGGAGGCGAGTCGAGCGAGGCACTCCACATAGTCGCAGTTAAGGAGGGAGTACATGTCGCGGAGCGGGTTGTCGCTGATCAGCGGCACGACACGGATCGGCTGCTCCATGTTGGCGGGGATGAGGAGGGCGATGACGGGGGAGGCGTTGGAGGTGGTGCGGGGCATGCGTAGATTGTAACCGATGGGGCTCGAGAATTCAACCGGGGGGAACGGAATTTCTTAGAAATATTTGAGGGCGTCCGGGGGCGACTACTATCCGGCCGCGTCCGATAAAACGGGGAGTCCGGGTGCCCCCGTGGGGGCACCCGGATAGTAGCCCTACCCTCCTCGGGCTACCTCCCGCTTTCCCTCCCTCCTCAATGCTCGAGGATCGCGGGTCTTCTTGCCCCAGGTCTTGGGTCGGAGGCGGATTCCCTCGCGGAAAGCCTCATGCACGAATCGTCCGGGTCGGTGGTTCATGTCAGTCCGCCTTTCCGCGAATGAGGATCCAAATCAGCGCCTGCATCACGGCGGGCTGGTAGCCGTAGTCGGCAGCGACCATCCGCACCGCCTCCGCGATCTCCCGGTACTCGCGCTTATTCGGCGCGTCCTTGCCCAGTCCGGCAGCGCGGCACATCCACACATCCACGACCACGGCATTCATGTCGCCGCTGATGGCACGGGCGAAGGCGTTGGTCTTAAGCCCGTTCAGCCCGTCGAACCCCATCCGGACGCAACGGTCGGCGGCAACGACATGGGAGCGGAGTCCCTTCGGCGTGGTGCCCTGCGCGTACTGCTGCGCCTTCACCTTATTGTGCGCCCAAGTGACGCGGGGCGAGAATGCGGAGACAACGCTGCACGCCACTTCGAGGTTCCATCCGGTGCTGTCGCGGAGCGACTGCGCGAACCGGGAAGCCTCACCGTACCAACGCTCGGCAGCGTAGTAGTCGAAGAGGGTAGCGGACGAGAGGAGGGACGAGAAACGGGCGGCGTAGGTGGTGCTGTTCATGCGTGTATTGTAACCGATCCCGATGCGGAATGCAACCCGGTGCAAAAAAATTTCTTATATTCTCGTTATCGGGCTCGAGGCGTCCAGGTGCGGGGGACTACTATCCGCCCAGGGCGCGACCAGTCCCATAGCATCCGGCAGCTCCGCTGCCGGATAGTAGTAAAGCCCCCCGACCCAACGTAGGGCCGAGGGGGTTACTGGCACCACCCAGTTAGGTCTTGAGGGGCATACCCATGCCCTCCCGGAGTCCGGCGCGGTAGGCGTGAATCAGGTCGAGCAGTTCCCGCTTGCTGCGGTAGCCCGTGGTCACGGACTCGTTCCCTCCGGACGGGTGAATCCTCTGCAACTGCCAACCACCGTAGGCTCCTGCTAGAATGTACGATCCGGGCTGGTGGGCGACCGGGTTCGCTCCGACCATTTGGTTGAGGATGCGGACGGCGGAGTTGAGTTCGATCTTGGTGGTGCGCTTCATGACTTTATTTTATCCTTTCTTGTCCGGGGATTCAAGGGGGCGGGAGAGATTTCTCTCAATCCCGCCCCCCTATCCGGGGGTCAGTCCTTCGGGGTCGCTCCGGGCTTGCGGCGGTTCTGATCGAACTGGTCATCCCGGCTGTCGATCCAGTTCGCGGTGGCGAGCATCATGTACGCCATCGACCGCAGTTCCGAGGGGGAGAGTGCCATGCGGACGGCTTCCCCGTCCAGTCCCCGGAAGACCATCAGCGCACCGTGGTGGGGCAGGGCGTGGGTGCGAACCGAGTAGGGACCGACCGGAGCGATGAAGGCAGCGCCACGGTGGTACTTGAACTGGACGCGGGTGTAGTTGCTGCGGTTGGCGATGGTGCAGTCACCGATGGTCAGGTTGCGCTCCGCGCTGCGGAGGTTGTCGATGATGCGGGAGGGGGAGAGGACGATGTCGATGGGGCTGTGGTAGGTGGTGCTCATGCGCACATTGTAACCGATGGCGGGTGAGAATGCAAGCGGGGGCAAAGAAATTTCTTTCTTTCTGGTTATCGGGCGGGGGCCTGGGCCTGGGCTACTATCCGGCTCGAGGACCATCCCATAACATCCGACGCCCTGTGGGCGTCGGATAGTAGTCCCCCCAAACAGCCTAGCCCCGAACGAATCGGGGCAGGGAACGAATCCTCTTCGGCTGTTACTGGCACCACCCAGTTATTTGGTGCCCCGGTATTATACCAGATCGGGTGCGAGAATGCAAGTGGGGGAGAGAAACAATTAGAACTAATAGATTGTTTCTCTCCCCCCTTGGGGTTAGTGGTTGTTCTCGGGCGCGTCCGCCGGGATCACCACGGCGCGCAGATCCTCCACGCACAGGGAGCGGATGCCCCCGGCGATGTAGTCGAAGTAGACGAGCGGGGTCGCGTCGAAGTCCTTATCGGACTTGCGGATCGCCTCCGCATCGGAGTGGTTGCCGAACGCACCCACGAGCGTGGGGTTCCGGGTGGCGAGCCGGGTCACGACCTTGCCGTCACCCTTGCGGTAGGTGAGTTCGACCCACCCGTTGGCGAGGAGGGACATCACCTCGTTCGTGCGGGTGAAGAGGTTCGCGGAGATGGGGAAGCCGATGCCGTTGCAGACGATGCCGTTGCGGGTGGTGGTGCTCATGGAAGTATTGTACCACAACGCGAGTGAGAATGCAAGCCCTCTCAAAGAAATTTCTTAAAGTTTGTTATGGGACTCTCGAGCACCGCGAAAGAAATTTCTTTCAGAGGGCTTGCATTCTCACGGCAGGTGTGGTATCATGCACGCATGCCCAACAGCACCACCCACAACCACGAACACGAACACTTCCCCTGCCAGTGCCACCGCCCCGAGTACGCCTACGATGACCGCCCGTGCCCATCCTGCGAGGAGCAGCAGGAGCGGGAGCGCGAGGCGAAGCGCGAGGCCAAGCCCACGGGCTCCCGTGAGAACCGATGGGAGATCGCCGGGTACGGCGAGGAGCGCAAGGCGCAGGATGACGCGGAGCGCGATGCCGACAACCAAGCGTTCAGCGATGCGGCTAGCCGGATGAGCCGCGAGGACTGGGACGCCGACAACGACTGGCTAGCGAGTGCGGGATGGGGCGAGATGTAAAGCCCACCGCCTAACCCCAAGCCACCCACCGCCCCCGAATGGGGGCGGTGGTGTTTATAGAAATTTCTTTCGACGCGCTTGCATATGGCTGGCCGTTGTGGTATCATGTGGGCATGTGCACCACCACTACCGTTTCTTCCCCCTCGCCCTCTTGCTGCGTCTGCGGCGCTGATCACGTGGATGACCGGGTTCGCCCCACGCCCGAGGGCGCCATGTGCGTCATGTGCGTTGAGGACATCAGGGCCGACATGTGCGCTGACGCGCATGAGCGTTCGATGGGTTACGAAGGGGACGATGACCCCTACTGGGAGCAACACGCGGAGGGCTAACCCTCCCAGCCCCCAATGCCTGCCCCGAAGGGGCAGGCATTGTTGTTTTCAAATTTATTTGAAGGTCGATTTGAGCGTGTCCAAACAGTGATTTGGGTCCCATTTAGGAATCCTGTTATCGGACGAGCTAGCCCCCACCCTCTCCAATTTTCTCAAAAATTCTATAAATTTTTCAAAATACCTCATATGCCTTAAAAATTTTCCGGGCCCCATAGCCCTCCAAAACCCTTCTGTAGAGCCCTACGATTGACGGAGAGCGATTCTTTGTTTCTTTTAGGGTCCCAGAGCCTCCTTTAGGGTCTGGAGCCCCTTGAAGGCAAAAACGCCATATACAGAAAAAATTCTGGGCCCCGGAGAGGCCCAGAAAGTTTATCTAAAAATTTTAAAGCTTTATTAACCGTGCTTCTTCTTCAGTGCCTGACCGATGGAGTGAATGAGATCACCCTTGTGTTCTTCTTCTTGTTCCATTACGTGATCTTCGTACCAATCGCTTTCGAATGGGTCAGCTCCCCCTGATCTTTCCATGGCATCGTCATATGATTTCATTTCAAGTGCACTGTTTCCTTGGATGGCATGTGGGTGAATTGCCTCTACGGCTGCGCTTACGGATGTGAAGGGAGCTTGCTTGTGAGTATTGAGAATTTCCCTTGCGTGTGCCTCGGATCTCTTTGCGTTTGGTGCTTGCGATCCGGGACCGGCGGTCAAGTGAGGGAACTTTGTGACGTGCTGGGCCACGATCTCGTCAACGATGGAGTTGTGTGCGGCCTGGGGGTCCAGTCCGGCGAGAGGTGCGTCGATCTCTCTTTGATAGCCACGCTCGTCTGCTGCTTCGGCTCTGGCGAACAATGCTCTGCCTCTCATCTCGGTTGGGCTTGTGTACGGGGATTGGCCTGTTCCGATCAGTGCGCTGAAGGCTTTGTCTCTTGCTCTGTTGATGACTTGGCGTCTTCCGGGGGTCATTCCACCGGGATAGGCTTCATTGAGCATTTGCTGAAGATTATTAACTCTCTCTTGGAGTTGTTCCGATAGATTCTTGTAGTAGTTTGTTAGATAGTCCATGAGAATATTTATAAAAAAATTTCGGTCCAAAAAGGCCCGAAAAATTTATTGTGAGATTTTTAAGTTTTATTTAGTATTGAGTTGATGGAGAGACAATTGTAGTTTCTGGAGAATTTTGTCCATATCTTCCTCGCATTACATCAACGGCAGTTCGCATTTGTGCTGGCAGTGCTCTACCCATTTCTGGATAATCTTTTACTGAACCAAACAAGGAAGCCGATGACCTCGGATTGACTCTTTCACCCATTGCATGTTGTGCAAAACTATATTCAATATCGTTTCCCGGAAATTTTACGTTAACATCATCAATGTCTGCCAAAACTCTCTGTACAGCTGCCACGTGTGCTGGGTTTTGGTGAATTGGGTGGGATTTGTCTGAAAGCGCAGACCTTAATTGTTCTACGTCTACTTTTCTTTTAAGACCTTGACCATAGGCACTAATCGGCGCACCAGAATCTCTAGCTTTGCTTGCTGTTAAAAATTTTCCTTCGGGGCTGTAAATTTGAGCTTCGAGTAGATTTATTTTTTCTTGAAGTTGTTCGCAAAGATTTTTGTAGTAGTTTGTCAGATAATGCATAAAATTATTTATAAAATTTGCACACCTTCGTCATTGGTGTAGTAAATTTTATAGAATGCTTCCTCGCACCACTTGGCACAGACGGGGCAGGGCTTTGAGTTCCTGAAGTGTCCGAATCGATTGAACCGAAAGTTCAAAAGAATCAATTTTTCACCGCGCATGTTCTTGGGAACTTTTCTCCATGCATCCAATTCAGAATGCATTTCTGCACAACGGTATCCCAAACGAAAAGAATCGGGGTGGGTCTTAAAAATATTTTGACCCACCGCGATTATCTTTCGCTTATGGATGACCAGCGATATGTGCTTCTTCTGCCTTTCCATTGCCATCGATAGAGGCTTGGCAATGGGAACAAAATTTTCAATCACATGCTGGATATTCATATTACGTCGTCAGCTTCAGCTTGCTCAAGGGATCAACTCCCTTGGAAGGGGTCACGATGCCCTTGTTGAGACTTGCATCATACTGGCTCTTGAGTTCTTCGAGAGGCTCGACAGTAAATGCAACAAATGACTTAGCGACTTCAACGCCCTTTGCTGCCTTTGTGTACATCATCCAAGGCATTAGACCAATCTGGCCCTGACCGACTGGAACAAGAATTGCAGCATCCTTTAGGATGTAGGAGGTGTCCTTTTCCTCAAATCGTGCGAGAATTTCTTCACCAGAGTTTAGTCTAAATACTTTTACGTTCATTGTGGTTCCTTTTTAAATGGTAAGAGCAAGTATAATATCAATTTTTTTAATAGCAAGCATCATTTCCATGAAATCATTTAAAAGTTTTTTACTAGAGCAAAATACTAACAATTATGTTACCTCTTTATACAGAGCTCTTATTTCTGCTGAACACAGAGGCGTTGTTAAAGATCCTACAAAGTTTGATAAAAAACTTTATATAAGAACAAAATATAAACCAAAAGATGACATATCCACTGCATATGGTCCAGGTCAAATTACGGGAACCACGATAGAAGATGCACGCAAACGGCGCCCTGAAAATTTTTCTAAAGACGATGATGAATTTTTAAATGCTTTTGTTCAACAGGGCAAAAAAATGAAAGCTGCCAAGCCTGATGATAAAACCTACGGTTATGGATGTGAAGGTGATTTGTGTGATGAAAAATATCATGAACCGTATGAGCGCGCTGCGGTAGGAGTTTTGAAAACAAAATTACAAGATGCTAAAATTGATCCAACCCAAGAATTGACCGCAGACAATTTAACTAAAGCAATACGCAGATGGCGTGGAGCTCCAGAAAATGATGAGACAACAAAATCTGGTAAAGTAGTAAAGGGTGACCCCGAATATTATAAAATTGTTAGAAAAAAATATGAAGAATATTTTGCTTCAAAAAAACCAACGCCGACAGTAACAGCGGAACCAAAACCAGAACCAAGCACAAATACGGAAACTGCACCACCAAACAATGAGTATACAATTGCTCCCGGGGATACATTCTGGGATCTTGGTGGTGGAACTCCAGCTGGTGTAAAAAAACTCCAAGACTTAAATCCTGGAGTTAACCCAAATAAAATTAAACCGGGTCAAAAAATCAAAAGAGGTTAAAATGGTAGGGGTTCTTCAATAACTTCAGCAGTCTTTGATACCCACCACTCCGGTTCCTCGGAGTAATTCCACGCCGCAAACCGGGACTTCTCGTTAAGATAATAACTGCGGTAAGCAACAACGGCATTCTCATGTTGGTACTGCTCAGGCATTGCCTGTGCAAACTTAGTAAGTTTGGCCTTGGTAATGTTAACCGGAGGATCGTAAAGTTCATCAAGAAGCATGGACTCCATCTTATGCACCTTACCATATCGGCGGGTGTATTCCTTGCAGAGAGCATATGCATGCCGCCACAACCAAATGTAGTTTGCCCGAGTCTCACGTGCCCAAATTGTGCAAGGATGATTGATCATCGTAGCCTTGCAGATGTTCTTCTTGGTGCAGATGTACGACTTGAACTTGCGCTTGCCGGTATTGACGATCAATTCGTCACCATCAAGAACATGGTGAGCGGTTGAAAGCAATTGGCAAGATTCAACAACCATTTTACACACATGTTTATCACACATCATACGAGCCGAAGTAGCTGCATCATTATCTAGTACAAATATGTTCATTGGTTACCTTTAGACTCGAGATAATACACTAGCTTTTTTAGTTCGTCAAGTGTTGCATCTCTTTTTATTCTATTTGCTCTGTCAGAAATTACACAAACATTTCCTTTTATATAACCTTTTGATGGAATCAATTTATCAAGACTTAAAGAATTATTATGAAAAGTATTTGTACCATTTTTAAGAGGTATTCCAAAAACAGGACAGTGTGTTGGTATTAAATCTTGTATAAATTTTTGATCTAAGTCAAATGGAAGATTTTGTTTTTTTGCTCTTTGTTTTGCCCCATGATACATTCTATATGCTGGGTCTTCCCTTCTTCTTTTTTCTCTTTGTGCGTGTGCTCGCAAATCGCTTGGAGTTTTTCTTTTTTGTGTTCGAAGATTAATACATTCTCGACAAGTGTTTCTTGTGTATTCTTTTTTATTTTTTGGGTGAGTCCAAGTTTGAAAACAATCTACCGATTTATTAATTTTACAATTTTTACATTTTTTCATATAATTATTTAGATAAACACATTTTTTTATATGCTTATCACACAAATAATACACGAATAAAAAGAAACAACTCCCACACAATCTGGGAGTTGTCGGACCAAAGATGCTATCTTTGGTGGGGTTAAAGTTATTTATATTTCGTGATTTTCAAATACGTTGTTTATGGTTCGGTTTACCTTGATCAGCGAACCGCGCTCATATAGTTGAGGCAAACTAAAAGCCCCGACATAAGAGCAAGCCGAGCGCAAGCCACCAAGAATTTCCTGTATCGTGTGTTGTACGGGTCCACGGTATGGTACTTCAACTGTTCTTCCTTCCGATGCTCTGTAATCGGAAAGTCCGCCATTGTACTTTTCATTTGCAGTTTTGCTGCTCATGCCGTAGTGCAACATTCGGAGCTCTCCATGCTCACCATGTTTGATCTCACCACCACATTCATCGTGACCCGCAAACACACCGCCTGCCATGACAAAGGCAGCACCGGCCACGAATGCTTTTGCAAAATCTCCAGGATGCACTATTCCGCCGTCAGCAACGATCCCAATACCTAACGCTTCGGCTGTTTCCACACACTCTAGCACCGCTGAGAGCTGGGGATACCCTACTCCCGCCACTCGCCGGGTCAGACACATCGACCCCGATCCGATTCCCACCTTTACCATGTCGGCGCCAGCCTCCGACAATGCCACGACCCCCTCGTGGGTAACGACATTCCCTGCAATCAAAATTGATTTCGGCCATTTCTCTCTCACTTTCTTTGTAAATTTATGAAACTCGGTCATGTAGCCATTTGCCACATCTACACAAACAAAAGTTGGATCCTTGATTTCCGAACTGTCAACAAACAACTTGCTATCGCTATCCAAACCAAGAGTCAAAGAAACATACTTTTCTTTCTCTGGATGTGCGCTGACAAAATTGGAATAGTAATCCCCGCCTTTCTTTAGGCATGTTATGATCTTGAACTCAGATAGAGCAAGTGCCATCTTATGGGTTCCGACCGTTGACATGTTTGCTGCCATTACGGGAACGCCGCTCCAATACGAACCACAGTTGAAAGTGGTACCAACCTCAAGGTTTACGTCTTTGCGTGATTTTACGTCACTGAGGTTTGGCTTGATAAGAACGTCAGAGTAATCAAATTTTGGCTCGTAGTTTTCAATCATGGCGGCATATAATAACACATCACCAAAAGCCGTCAAGATTTATTTTGATTCTTCTATGCGCTTGATGGCATCACGAAGGGCAAGCATCTTCTGAGCTAGTTCTTTAGCCGTAATCTTGTCCCGAAGATAGTCTTCATATTTCGAAAGTATAATTTTCGCTTCTCTGAAGAGCAACGCATGAAGATGATCAAGGCGTTTGGGATCATTTTCTGCCATCAGATATATTTATTCAATTGACTGACTGTCGTCTCTAATAAATTTAAAAACTTTACTCATGTAAAAAGATTTCCAACTCTGAGAGTTGAGATCCCATACACCAACTCTGTCTCCAGCGAGAGGACGGAAAAAATTAAGTCTATCTTCTCTTTGTTTTCCGCTCGGTATTGCAGAACCTTCCAGGGTGCATGTTAATTTGCGCGAAGAACCGTCATTTTTTATAAAAAATACAGTACAAACACCCGACAAATTTTCTAAAATTACTTCTTGCGTAGAAATGTGATCTGTTTTAAACGCAGTATCTTTTTTTATTACTGTAACATCCATTATGTAATCTCTTGTCGGATCAAATACATTTATATCCAAATTTATTCTATTCAAATTTAAAAAATTTTCATAAGATCCATAAGTATTTGTTATAAACTGTCTATAGAGCCTATCTTTATACTGCAAAGATTCGTATGTTGCTTTTTGCAGATTTGAGCCTGTATACGGCAAAACAGCTTTTGATGCAAACAAATCTGTTTCATTTAATTCTTTTGAGAGTCTGGAGTTTAGATCTGCCATTTTATATTTTAATAAAAATATTTTGGTTGTCGCTAGAAATATTTTTTATTTCTATATCTTTGTTTTTAAAAGCCAGAAGCAGTGCCGTAAAAAACATTGGATGCAGGTGAATATAAATTTCAGCAAAAGGCTCTCTTTGCTTTGATTGTATTTTAGACAATAGATTTTTTAAAATTGCTGTATCTAATTTTTTTGTTGGCTGCAAAGAAAAAATTGTTTGGTTGCCTTTTGATGTTTCGGAAATCATATAATTATTTATTTGCATGCCAAAAGCACTGTGATACACTCACAGAAATTTTAATTCTAACAGGTAACTTAAGGTATCTATAGTACCTTTAAAATAAACTATAAAAAAGTATCTTAAGTATCTTTAAGAACCAATTATCTAAAGGTATCTTTATGTGGTTTAAATCCACTTAAAAGATTATCTCTAAGATTTGCAGATGGTTTCATGTTTTGTGGAACATGAGTTGGAATATAATTTGTATTTTCCTGCATATACTGCAAAGGACTTGGTCTATTGCGATATTTTTGTTGAACTGAGCGGATTGCGTCTTCTAACGACGGGCCTTTTCTTCTATTAAACATGAAAATATTTATAAAAACTATTCAGACAGCTAGTATAAATACAGGGGAGTTTTTATAATGCCTAAAAAGGTTTGTTGTTGCAATTCTTGTAGAACTGGTTATCCGACTTCATGCTGCAAAGCACCAGCACGTGTTTGTGAAGATCAAGATGTTTCAATCACTGTTGATTTTTATGTTAAATTTTATTGCAGACCAAATGGAGGAACATTGCAATGGAGATGTCAAAACGGCGCTACAGTACCATTAGACATCCAGACAGAAAAATGGCGTTTAAATTTTACTTACAGAATATCCAGATTTGATACGGTTCCACCACTACCGAGAATAGGAAATGATTTTTTAAACGCACTTAAACTAAATACTCTACAGCCGTTGGTAACTGCCTCAAGTTCTCAAACTTGGTTTGGTGGTTATGGTTATCTGGGGGGAGTTGTTCGCGGTGACTTGTATGATAGGCCACCCGAACAACAGCCAATCTATTCTCGGTGCCCAAAATGTGTTGATGAGTGTGATGTAAATAATCAATTAAAAAATTGTCAAAGAATCAGTTACATTGATAATCAGACACAAGAACGAGTCGATGCCTGCGCTATTTTTGATCCACCGGATGGTGGTTTTGGCGTTCCTGGCGTGTTTCAACTTGTTGAGTGTTCGGATTGTTGTTACTTTGGTAACGCGCCGAATATATATGAAAAATATAATTATGTACCATTAAATACAGAAGAATATCATGCATGTGATTTATGTAATGACGGCACTGTATTGAGTGATAGCATGGAAGGTTCTTTTAACTATGGTGTTTATCCTGCAACAGTATTTGATGAGCTTACCGGAGTATCATCCAAAGTTACAGATTTTGATCTTTCATTGAGAGATAATTCAACATGGAATTTTGAATTTATTCCATTATTTGAAGGACAACAATCAAAATTAGATATTTCTTTGTTGAGTATGCATTGGGGATGCTCAACACAACGTGTTAATCAAGCTTACAACGTCGAATACCTTGCAACTTTTAATCCATTAACAAATAATTTTTTATTTAATTCCGATACAAGACCAGTTCCATTAAGAAGTTGGTTATCTTCTCCTTATACATTGACTGGATTAGCAAATCCAGGTTTATCTGGATTTATTGATATAATTGAAGATACTTATATAAAGCCAGAAACAACCGTAGAGGGTATTGGTGTTGGTGATAATTTATTTTGTCCATGTGGTTCTTTTGAGTGCACCACAGAAAGTCTGTCACAATGTACAACTGAAGTTGTACCCTCACCAAGACCAAAAAGATTTATAAACTGTAATTGCGATTGTTTTAGGCCATATTCATGTTATAGTTTATTCCATTTAAATCCATCACCTTTTGATGGATTTAACAATTTAAATCCAAGCCAATCAGGTAGCAGACCACATCAAATAGATTTTGAAATAGGAATTGGTTACAGAGATACTTTACCATGTGGTGATCAAATTACCATGGATTTTTGGGAATCTCTTTACCGGTTAGATTTTTTGGCTAACACCCAAACCGAAGTTCCACGAGATTTGACAACTACAGATGGAAAACTTGTAAATAATCCAGAATGGTATAATGGTATAGGAACTCCAGATTATGCATTTTATGGCCAGGGTATGAAAATGCATCTAGTATATACCAGAAACTCCATTCCTTATGAATCTTATAATTTTGAAAATCATGAGAAGGGAACAAATTGTTTTGCAGCATCTTGGAGGCCAGATCCAAGCCTGCCCGGGGCACCTTTTATTGATATAAATAAACCGTATCTAAATTATCCACCGGCACAGCATCCTTCATATTCAGAATACAATGGTGTTGTTTATGAAGGAGAATATGCGCTTTCTAAAGTTTCTGGATGGTATCCCGTTGTTTCGGGTTACGAAACAAATTATTTGGGTTTTACATCAGGTTCATTCAACCCTTTTAATGCATTTAGCCCAATTACACCACCCGTATCCGTTGAAGATTTTAACAGATGCTATCCATTTAGATTCCCACAAGGTGGATTGGGACAAACAACTTTTGCAATTTCAAATTTTCCGAGAATTATTGGCGACAACCCAGCAGCATTTCCCTTTTACATTAATCGTGGTACATTGGCATATAACTATAGTTATGGAGAGCTTACAGCTTTAGTTGAGGAATCTTAATATTATGAATAGAGAATTAACTTTTATCTATAATGGTCAAAAAGGCAGAAGAAAATTGGTATGCACTTTAAATGAGGACGATACTCTTACAATTGTAAGAAACAGTTCAATAAGTGATTTTAAAGTATACCCACAAAATTTAAGCCAACTAAGCGAATCTCCCAGTAAAAAAGGTCTTGGAGAAATAGTTGCTTCTGCTACAAAATTATTTGGTGCAAAACCTTGCGCACCATGTGACCGTAGAAGAAAATATCTAAATGAAATAACCCCAAACTGGGCAGCAAAACAAATAGAGAAGCTTTACCGTGGCAAAGAAAAAGATTAAAAACACAAAAAGAAAACCAAACGAAAATCCTTCGTATTATTTTGTTGGTCACGTTGACTCCGAAGGAAATGTAACTCCTCTGCTTTTTACCGATTTAGAATTTAAAAAAGGAAAAGCAAGAGCAGCAAAAAACCCAGAAGACGTTCCATTTGATTATATTGTGTTTACACAAGCGCACAAAGATAAATAATTTATAATGACCTGCATTCAAAAAATATTAAATTTTAACAACGAAATTCGTCTTCACCACTGGGGTACCCAATCATATGCCGCACACGTAGCCCTTGGAAAGGCATACGAAGGCATTGATGCTTTGTTGGATACATTTGCAGAGACTTACATGGGAGTAAAAGGAAAGCAAGAACTTAAGGATTTTCCTGAACTTAAGTTAAATGGTCCTTTTAAAATTGGAATCAATTCAGTATTGGATTCATTTGAGGATTATTTAAAGAGTGAATTACCAAAAGAAATCAAACCAGATCAAACAGCACTGTTAAATATACGTGATGAGATGCTTGGTCTGATTCAACAAACCAAGTATCTCCTAACACTAAGTTAAGGAGTTACTAAAATGAAAATCCCGGAGCTAGTTTACGAAATTCGAAACTTGGCTCGCAAAGAAGAAGATCCCGTCAAAAAGGATCTTTTTTATCAATGCGCCAAGTCTATGGAAATTCTTGGAAAAATTGCAAAGATTGCTGATCTTGCAGTCGCTGAACATAAGGCAGCGGAAAAACCTTCCATAGAAACAGATACCGAAATAAAATGGAATGTCGATGATGTAACTCTAAAAATGCTCGAAGAGTATATTGATGCACTTGTTCATTATGAATTTATGGAAAAGGATGATCGTTGGCCATATGGAAACGAAGATTTTACCAAATTTATATCACAATATCTAAAATCTCAGAGAGTAAACGACTCAAGTATTGAGTAAATTTTTGGTGGAATTGATCTATGACTCAAAACTGCCATATTTGATGGCATAATTTTGAGAACATATTTGCTAAAATATGGACTTTTTCTATAAGTTCCGTATTTTCTGGTTTTTTCCATCAAAAAATGCGTGTAAATGTAACAATTTGCCCGTTTTGCGTAAAGTTTTTTGTCAATTTTAAGATTAAATTCATCAATTAATCTCAGAGCACGCTTTTCACAATCTCTTTCCATCGCTCTAACAAGCAAAAAGGCTCTTTTAAGAGTCTTTTTGTCATATTCTCTTCCATTAAACCAATTTTCTACGATCAATCCGGCTTTATCGGACTTTGTATAGACTCGGACTTGGTTTATATATTGCAAAAAGTGTGCATACTCATGCACCAAAGTTTGCAAAAAATATTGGTTATCCCCGGCAATACGAATTACTTTTTCAATTTCGTTGAAATAACCTTCGCATCTACCATGCCCGGTATTCACATACTTCCCGCGCCCAATAATCAGGCGCATTCCGTATTCTGCAAGATGTTGTTTCACAAATCTTACAAACTGATGGTGGGTCTTCGCCATAGGAGCCTCCTCAGTCAACATTATTTAGGGAATTACTTGACAGTCAAGATTTAGCTGATATAGTTATTACAACTTCTTATAAGAAAGGAAATTTTTATGGAAATTACTACTGTTGATCGTCCTACTAAGATTCAGCGTGTGTTTGATTATATGCGCTCTGGCAGCACTCTTACCGCCGGTGAGGCTCGCAAGCGCTTCCGGGTGAGCAATATGCGTGCTACCATGCATGACCTCCGCGAGGCATTTGATCGCTTCGACATGAACTACACCGTAACCCGCGAGGTTCGAAACGGTCGTTCATACTACCGCGTTGTTCGTAACAGAACTCGCTGAGTTAGTTTAAAAACAACAAAAAATAACCCCCATAATAAGTGGGGGTTATTTTTTTATACTATGGTTATTGCTACTGTAAAATTTGCCTGACCGCTAAAATTTACATAAAGTACTTTTGGACTTGTAGAGGTCTTTTGGTAAATGATCGCAGCTTGATCAAATCCGGGGCTTCCAATTTTATACAAATTTTGAGTTGTTAAAATATTTTTTTCTGGATCATTATAAACTTCAACGGCAAATTGCTTTAAAGATGGATGGCTTAAATCCAATTTAAATCCATAATTTGCTAAAAATGTTATACTACTTGTTGGTTGGAGATTATTGTTTCCTGCTGCATTCGAGTACAAAGTGTATACATAAGAAACAGATGTTGTCGAATTCGGAAATGTTGGTGTTTGTTGCTCGGTCACGTAAAAATAAACCAAATTATCAAAGTACAAACTTAAATCAGCAGTTGCTGCATTTATAGAAGCATCTACCAATCTAGAACAATCTAAACATGGTACCCAATAGGATGAATAGCCAGCTGGTTCTTGTTGGCTTCTTAAAAAAGCTTGCAATCTATTTTGATTTTCAAAACATTCAAGTTCATTTCCTTCAGAATCATATACTACGTAACATCCCAATGTTTTTCTACTAAGATTTAAAACATCTGGGTCTGCATTGCCTCTTAAGTAAAAATCACACAAAGCAGCAGTAGATCCAAGATTTTCAGATACCAACACTGTATCAGTGTATAAAATTTCTTTATTGTCTTTTAATTTTAATACTGAATTTACTTTTAATTTTCCTTGGTTTGAAGCGGAATTATATATTTGAATATATTCTTCTTGACCAAAACTACTTCCCAGGAAACCAGCATTTATAAATGACTTTTCTGGATTTGAAGTAAGATTATTTTGAATAAAATTAACATAAGTTATCCCCGTAAATCCTGTTGTGTATTGCGGTGGACTAACAAAGTAATCCTTACTATAATAAGAATAGTCTGTTGTATATGTAAAACCAGTAACTATGGACCCAATGATTAATGTTTCATTATTTGCTGTTTGGTTTTTCAAAAACGAACCACTTATATCTGTTCTTATATTTTTAATTTCATCATAATAATCACCGGATGATAAAGTATAGGTTGTCCCAGCAGGTGAATTGGCAAAAAGTTTTTTTACATACGTTAAATCAGATATATTTTTTGTATTTGAATAATCTATAAAACAAGAGTTTCCAACTATTGAAATATTTGGAGAACCGTATAAAAAGCCTTTGGAAAAACAAGGATCCAGCGTGCTCCCATTTAAAGAAAGCCCATAATTTGAAATACTTTTTACAACATTTAACGTATATGAAAGCATTTTATGAAGCTAGATACGTAATTACTTGTGTTCCAGTATTAGAAATTGCGTAAATAGTATTTGTATTGATAACGTTTATATCTATGCTTTCACCTGGATCCAAGGCATGGCCAAAGGATGATCCAATTAGCCCAGATGTATTGCCAACATAGACGAAGTCTGTGTTAGTTGATAGGGCCTTTACGGTGATTGAAGATGTTGTTGTGTATCCGGCAGAATCCATTCTAGAGGCAGAAACACTAGCTACAGTCAATCTTCCAGTTTTAAAGGTGGTTGGTCTTCCTACACCCAATACGCTCAAGTCAGTTCTCAAACCTACTACTTGTCCGTATATTGCAGTCATTCCAGACAAGATGTTTGTATCGTTTATATTGATCGGGTAACCATTAGAAACTCCCTGAACAGCAAGAGTTGCACCGACTGTGGCATTTATTGCCGCACCAATAACATTTACATTGATTGCATCACCAGAAAATCCTAAAGCGGTACCGGTGCGTGAAACCAAGGATGAAAAAGTCCAAGTTGAACCGTTTGGACCATAAACAGAAACATTATCGTTTAATCTGTTTAAATATCGGCCACCAGTTACCTCAACATAGCAGTTTGGCGATGTTTGGACATAAACTGGGGCGGCAGATAAACCTTGTACATTTACAGTACCGGCAACTGTCACTGCTTGTCCTCCAGCGACACCAATTATTTGTATTGGGCCGGAGAAACCAGAAACTATAGCGGTTAATCCAGTTGCTACTGTGACCGGAAATGGAGAAGACGGAGTTACGGAAGTAAATGCTCCAGTAGGACCATATCCAAGCTTATAATATTGAATATAGGTTGTATATCCACCTGCAGCAAGTACGGGGTCTGCACCGATTGCAAATGTTGCACCGCTATTAATTACTACGTAATCATTTCCGTAAAATGGGCTGGGAGGTCCTGGCATTTTTATCCTTTAAAAAGTTTCTTCAAGAATATTTAGACTCTTTTATTTATTGAATTTGTTTATTTATGGGTTAAACTGGAGTATGTACATAGATGAAACAGCAAAAGAAAAATTTTCTAACAAAGTCATAGAAAGAGTAAAAAAAACTCAAATGACATTTATGGACTCTGTATTAGAACTTACAGAAGAAATGGGATTGGACCCCACGGCATCGGGCAAACTTCTCACAAAACCAATAATTGAAAAAATTCAACAGGAAGCCAAAGAATTACACCTACTAAAAGGAAAAATAAAGAAACTTCCGCTTGACTGATCAAAACTGGGATACATATTGGTATAACTCATAGGCCGAGGTAGTTCCTCGGGGAAAGAAACATATGGCAAATTTTTCAGACTTTAAGAAGAAGAGTAAGAACTCAGTCGCATCCCTCACCGAACGTCTTGACAAGCTCACCTCAAAGGAGAGCTACAAGGACGAGCGCATTTGGAAGCCCGGTATCGATAAGGCTGGCAACGGTTACGCGGTAATCCGTTTCCTCCCGGAGATCGATGGCGAAGATAGCCCCTTTGTGGCAGTCTACAGCCACACCTTTAAGGGCAAGGGTGGTTGGTTCTACGAGAACTGCCCCACGACCATCGGTGAAAAGTGCCCGGTGTGTGCGGCAAACACCGAACTTTGGAATAGTGGTATTGAGGATGATAAGAACATTGCGCGCAATCGTAAGCGTAAGTTGACTTACATCTCTAATATTTTGGTTGTTGAAGATCCCGCTAACCCAGAGAACAAGGGTAAGAACTTCCTGTATCAGTATGGCACCAAGATCTTCCAGAAGATTCAAAGCCTTGCTCATCCTGAGTATCAGGATGAGGTTGCGGTTGATCCGTTCAACTTCTGGACTGGTGCTGATTTTAAGATCAAGATTCGCAACGTTGGTGGTTATGTAAATTATGATCGTAGCGAATTTGCATCTCCTGCCCCGCTGTTTGGAGGGGACGATAAGAAGCTAGAGGAGCTCTGGAAGAAGCAGTACTCTCTCAAGGAGTTTACTGACAAGAGCCAGTTCAAGAGCTACCAGGAGCTTCAGGAGCGCCTTAAGAAGGCAACTGGCGACGATATCCGTGCGCAATTCACCGAGTCCAAGAGCATTGAGGACGATGTAAGTGAGACGCTGGTGTCGGAAGATGTAGAGGAAAAAGATCCTCTAAAGTACTTCTCCGAAATGGAGAATGATTGAGAAAAGCCCCCGAAAGGGGGCTTTTTTTATCCCCAACGAGGATAACTGCCAAAGCGTTCTCTTCTATTAATAAAAATTAAATTTGTTGGATCCGTCGTCGGTCGTTCTTCAAAATTATTTTTTGCTTGTGGGTTTGGTAACCATCCCTGCCCAGTTTCTCTTCCAACAGATTCCATATCTCTTTGGAGTGATGAAATTCTACTGTTTAGTTCTGTGTATTTTGTTTCTGCGTCAAACTTTACAGATAAATCTAAAGCCGATTTTGCATAATCTGGAGAAACAGATACCTCCAGTGGAATAGCCGTTGGGCGAATTGGCAAAGATTCAGGCAATTCAACTTTTAATTGTTGGGTCGTAACATTTTCCATGGATAATTCTGAAACAGATATTGCTTCAGAAAATGCTTTCTTTTCAGCAGTTATATCAATAGAAAAATTATCTTCATTCATAAAATATTAGATCCTAGATTATAGTTTTGAGCCATCTCCATGTGTTTTTTTTGTTCTTGATATTCTATTAAAATTTTTATATAAATTTCTCTTTCCCACCAAATCATATTGTCGATATCAAATAACGACCAATTAAAATTATTTATTAATGTAAAATTTGTGGTAAAGTAGTCTTTTAGATCAAAAAACTTTACCGAAAGGTAAAAAAAGTTAAAAGACCACTTACCTCCTTTTCTTCAGTATCTGTTTTTACTACGACCGTCAATTCAGGTTGCTTGGATAAAAAATCTTCAAATTTGCTTAAAACATTTAAAGGAAGATTATCCATCATTTCCTTTATCTCTTCGTTTACAAACTTGTTAACATAAAAAACTTCACCATTAAAGGTAACTTTTTTTACACATGCTTTGACTAGTTGTTCTTTGTCTAATGAATTTAATTTCAACAAATCCTTTATCTTAGGTGTTTCCAAGGTAAGATAAAAGTTTGTATTGATTTGTATTGTATCGGAAACAAGATCATTTTTCCATCCTATTGATGGAATAAAAACATTAATTTTTTGATTATTGTAAATTAAATTCAGTTGTTCATCAACGCTTTTTGATCTTATTTGCAAAAATAAGTATTCTGCATCTGCCAAGCATAAGTTTAAAACATTGCAGTTTTTGGCATTTGATTTTAACAATTCAACCATAGCGTTTAGCGCTAATTTTTTATTTTCCTCTTGAAGAACTATTGATAAGCCCTTAGCATCTTTTACGCGAAAAGGTGTAAAAGATACTTTTTCTTTTGAAAAAGGTAAAGTGGTTTCGTAGGTTGGTAAAATATTTTCTAATGAAGATAATAAGTTCATAAATTATAATCCGTCTTTTACAGTAAAATCTCTAAAGAACATCAAAACAGAGTACACATTATACTCGTTTGTTTTCAACATATTCATTTCAAGTGGCAAGCATTCTATCGGATAAATCTCATAGAATGTATAGGTTATATTTGGATCCCCGTTGGGATTTAAAAGACTTACTTTCATTTGAGTTTGTGCAACTAAAGTATCGTAGTATTGAAGTTGAAAGGCATTGTTCAGTGACCCTCTTTGTCTTCCTCCAGAATATATTGCGTTGAACCATGAATCAAAAAATTTAGTTATAAAATTGTCGTTCGTTATAGGAAAAGACATCAAAACAGCTTGGGGAAACTTTTGAGATCGTGGAATAGTTCTACCCGGGCCATAACCAATTAAACCATCTGCCACTGCATCTATAGCTCTAACTCCCATAGTGACAGCAATAGGGTTGACATCATCTGCTGGAAGAGGTGGCAAACCTGGAGGTAAATTAATAAATTTTAAAGAAAATCTATTTGACCTTTGGATACCATCATGTCTATCAAAAAAGTCTTTTATTGAGAGTATGGAGTTATTATTTGTGGGCATTGTTGAACAGGTCTTTTTCTGTTAAAATTTTAAAAGTAATATTGTTTTTTTCGCAATATGTCTTTGCAGCGCTCCACTTTGATTGATTTATGATCCAGGTTACTTTTTCTTTTTTGGAGGCGTTTTCCTTTAATATTGTTTGTTTTTTTGGTTTAACCTCAATCATCCAAGTATGTATTCCAGAGTTATTTTGAAATTGTATCAAAAAATCAGGAAAGTAGTTGTGCATCTTATTGTCGAGTGGACTTAAATATGGGATGCTGATTTCTTCAGATGACCATTTTATTATATTTGGATTATCATCACAAAATTTACAAACATTTCGTTCCCAAAGTGATCTGCATACGATTTTTGAGGAATCTCCTATGTATTTTTTTGGGTTCTTTGGATTAAAAATACTTTTATAGGCCATCAGAATATTTAGAGAATTTGTCTAAATAATATTACATGGCAAGGTTATCTTATTCATACCCAACAGGATTGGCTGCAGCAGAACAACCACTCTGGATGAATTTTTATGCTGCAACTTATTCTTTACGAAACTATGAAAGAACTCGCTCGGGAGTGGCAAATAGGGCTTTTGCACAGATCAAATTGCCCATGCCAAGAGAACCTGGATATTTAATCGCCCATGAGTTCGGTGAAAGCAATAACAACCCAGTTGGACCTCTATTAACACGTGCTGGTATCGCTAATGCTGGTGGTGCCGTACAGGGAGCCATTACTAATTTAGCTAGAACATTACAACCGGCTACATTCTATTGGGAACGGCTATTTGCTACCTCAACTTATAGAAGATTTAGCAACATAGCTGAACTTTCTATGGTTTCCGAAGGAAGAAAAAAATATTTTTTCCAATATGCTTTAATTCCAAAAAATGAAGAAGAAACCGTCCAAATAGAAAATATTGTTGGAACTTTTAGAAAATCTTCATATCCAACAGTAGCGAGCGGATTACCGGAACGTTCATACCCACAAAATTTGTGGACATTGCGAGTAACAAAAGGAAATGCTCCTGCTTTTGGTGGAGAGGATAATTTGACAGCAAATTGGCTGGGAGAACCACTTGTATGTGTTCTTGAAACAGTAAAAGTACAAAAAAATGATGAAAGTGATCCAGTAGTAAGATTTTTACCAAATGGTGCTTCATCCATGACCTTACTGGGGCTGGTTTTTAGTGAGTTTGAAACAGGAACATATGTACCAGAAAGAAATGCACTCTGGTCAAAATCAGAAGTTTCAGAGTATTATTTTGGAAGATCGACATGAAATTTTTTATAAATTTACCAAAAACATCTTTTGCCAGTTCTATTGGCAATTTTGAAATTTCTAATTTTTTTACTTACTTGGATGTTGAAAATTTAAAATTTAGTAAAGCCTCTGTAAATATTGATAATAAAACTACTTTAATTGAAGCAGCATATTCAATATATGGTGATCCCAATAATTTTTGGACATTTATTGCAGCAAATAATACGGTAAACCCTTTTGATTTATTAGAAGAAAATGTAACTAATTTTTTAAATATTCAAGAAAATAAAGTAAGCTTTTTATTATTTCCTGGTGCAACAGCTGTGACCGGTGGAGTAGCTTTTCCTGCAGGCAGTTTGATTTTTCCTTATATTGGAAATACCGGTGCATGTTATTTTTACGGCTATACGGGAAATTATGATCTGTATGGTCGGTATGCGATAATAGAATCATCATCATTTTATGATGGTTATATGACAATTGGAAGACAACATGGTGGAACTGGTGATTTTATAGTTGTTGGAGCAAGTGCAGAACGCGTATCTGTTGTAAAATATAATGCGGGTGGAACCTATGAGTGGGCTGGAAACTATTATGCAAATAATAAAAAATATGCAAAAGATAAGATAACCTCCATAGTAAACCCGAAAGATGCAAAAATAATTTATAGAGAAGCAGTATCGTCAAATGAAACTATTGATGATATTCTTCCAGAGTCTACTCCAATCTCGGGTGTTACTTTTGCTGTAACATCACAAGAAGCAAATGAAAATATATCCAAAAACATTAAAGCCTATTCTCCAAATGAATTGGGCACCGTTCAATCTTTGTTTATAACCGCTAAGTATTAATGATATGGCCAATACACAACCGCAGTTTAATCCTGCTTATTCTACTATAAAATCAATCTATTTGAGTGCATCGTTGCCAGAATCGATAACGACTAACACTCCCGGCATTTTACAAATAAATTCGCAAAATACACAATGCCGATTTGAAAAACTTGAAATTGTTGAAAATATAAATGAAGTTTTACCAGCTGGCGCGATAATGGTAAAAGATCTGAATGATATAGAAACTTATATTGCGGCAAATAAACTTAAACATGTAATTATTCAGTTTTTTGATGGCACCCGCTGGAACTGTGATATAACCAGCGTTTCTTACATGAATAATGCCGCATCAGATACGGAAGAAACATTAGTTGTAATAAATTTTACAAATTTATATTATACTTATTTTTCTAGCAGAGGAATAGTTGAGCTTTTAGGATACAAAAAGCCACAAATTTTTTCAATAAATGAATTTGTTAATCAATTACGTACAGTAACATTTGGTGTTCCTGCGACGGCTTCTGGTGGATACCAAGATCCTGCTGTAAATTATTTCTTATACCGTCCTTTTGTTCCCTACAACAGTGGCGAAGAATCTGCACCAGACAATGCGATTGAGTTATTAAATTATATATCAACCTATGCAGTAAATAAAAACAAAAATCCTTATTTCCTTTTTTGGACATCTATAGACGGTGCAGTTAATTTTAAATATTTTGATAGAGATTTGACCAAAGATTCTTCTTATGCAAGGATCAATCAAGATTATAGAAACATAGGAATATATGATGGTGATTCAGTTTTACAAAAACTAAGTGACGATAAAGTATACCGCAAAGCATATTTCTTTGCGACAAATCCCGCATTTCAGTGGATTTCTAAAAACTACTATTATATCAGAAAAACACCAAAATATCTTGATACACTGTCAGGAATTTCGGGTACATGTGCTGGCAACCTTACGGATGAGCAATTATTAGAACAACAAAATAAAACAACAAAAAATCTGTCTTTCCATTTTATGGATGATGGACAGAAATATAATATTGATGTAATCACAGTTGATGGAAGAGGAAAAAATGCACCCCCCGGAGGAGATCAGTTGTATGCTCCCAGTGAATGGGGATATTATGATGCACAAGTTCCAAGTAACAATAAATCAATGACAAATTTGTTGGGAAACCAATACGGAACCCAACAACAATATAGCGCATTGTCCATGATGGGTTTAACGGGAATGATGCCATATTTGGATAGCCCAGATATGTGGAGAAATATGTTTAATATTACTCCAACAAATCCAAACTATCCAGATAAACCAGATGCAAGTGTTGAAGATCCTGTTCCGGGGTCTTCAACCAATTTACAAAAAGTAATTGATATAAGATATCAATCATTCTTGTCTGATACTGGATTATCTGGAGGATCTGGAAATAGTTCCGGTGGATCTATTTCATTTAATTCTCCCAATCACCTAGAATTGATGCGTCAAATTGAAGCTCAAAATTTTGTAATGTACTCTTTGTGTTGTATGGGTCAAAAAGAAGATTGTTTTTTCGCAGTATTGCAAAAATATGAGGTTGATTCAACATATTCCAATGGTCTTCCAGCGGGAGTTACGGCAGCAGCTGGCGGAAAGATGTACCGTTATAAATGGAATAAAATTATTTTTGAACCACCGACAGGATCGGCTGCAGGTATGTGTGCCGGTATGGGTGCCGGTGCATGTGGTGCAGGATCAAGTGATTCCACTTACGGCAACCAAATAGAAAAGTGGTATCTGGACCCAGGTATAAAATCAAGTGAAACTCAAGATAATACTTGGGCCATAAATCTAAATGAAAGAGGTTTAACCGGAAATTATTTACCACCGGGATGGGTTACTACCAATTTACCAACTCAATTTAAATTTAGACCGATAGGTTTGCCATCCAATATCACAGAACCAATTGACAGCGGTATAATAAGGCATTTTGTACGCTTGTGCATAGATCAAAGTTCTCCAAATGCTAAAGTGACGTACTTCTGGGCAGAAAATTTAGTGGATGGATCTTGCTAAGGAAAAACCATGGCATCAAATCAAATATACACATATGGAACAAACAATAGCCAATCGGCATTTTACTCAGTAAATAATAAAGACACATATGAATGTGCAAATAGCAATATTACAAGAGGAGTCTGTCTATCACCAGCTAGTTTGGATGAATGTTTTCAACAATATCCAAAAATTAAAGAAATAGCAACGGCGGTAGGATTTTATAATAGTCAAACAAATGGTTATATCTTGTGGACTGGTGGAACCGGAGCGCCCAGCACAAATTTAACAAATACTTTCATTCCTGTTGATTTATATTTTGAAAAACCGACAACAGAATGTGAGCAAATTAATGGTATTCTAGGATCAGAGTGGCTTGGATGTTTGTGGGGAACCCCGTCCGCCCCATATAGCTGCACCTGTCCAGAAATAGCCCCAAAATATGAAGCTTATATTAAACTCCGTTTGAACGACGCTTCATTTTGGAATACACCCGTAGAAGCTCCAGTTAAACGGGCAGAATTTATAGATGCTTTGCAGTATGGTAAAAAGCTAGATGTTACTGTTGCCGGTGACTTTAAATTAAGGCTTGGACAAGTTGTAAATATTCGTGTAGATGGTATAAGTAAATATCCATATCTCCAGCAAAATCCGTATTTAAATGGTTTATATTATATTACTGGCATAAAGCATGTAGTTAGCAATTCTGGAACACATGAAAGTGCACTATCATTGAGCCAAATAGCTGGAGATTTCTCTGGAGTTACTGGAAACGTAGCAAATATTCCATATTACTCATGATATAAATATTGTGATGGCCACAAAAGATTTTTCAATTTTGCTTGAAAAAGTTAACACCAGAGCAGCTGCTAAAGATATTTCTTTGGTGACTGGGTATAATGCATATTCGCAATATATAGAAAACGTATGTAAAACACAAAAAGGCGAATTAGTTGCTGATATAAATTTTGGATCAGATTATTTTAATTATATTTTTGCTGGTCAAGCTGATATTGGAAGTCTTGAAGCCGCTTTATCTGCATATATAGAAGCTTCAATAACATCAATTACCAATGTTGTAGTTAAAACAGAAAACATTACCGATACTGTATTTGAATTTTTTATAACATATTCAATATCAGACGGTATCAATTCACAAAGCAATGCAAGCACTCTAATAGAGGTTGAAATATAATGACATACCAGTTACAAAATTTAAACGTGGCCTCTTTGGATTTTGATGATATCAAGAGTTCTTTGGTTAGTTTTTTACAAAATCAACCCGATTTGGCAGATATAGATTTTCAAAACAATGCTAGTACTGCAAATATGTTAATAAACATTTTAGCAACAGCAACCGCATATAATGGAATATATGCCCAATTTGGATTTGTAAATTCTTTTGCTACAACAACCACTTTAATGGAAAGCATTCTGGGAATTGCTTCTAATAATTCAGTTCTTGTTGCTCCAACGCAAAGTGCAACATCATCTCGAACAGTTACGGCAGTTAATGCCACATTACAGGATTATTCGACATTTTTGGCCACGACTCCAGCAGGAAGCGATACTTTCTTTTTCAACATAACTGATGTTCCATCTGGAACCAGCAAAACAACTATTTTGTATTCTGGCTCATCTGTGACCAGTTTTACAAATTATGATTATACAACACAATCATGTGAGCTGCCTTATACTGTAGATCCCCGAACTATTTCTTTTTATGAAACCACTACCGGAACCGGCGTTGTAACTAAATGGACAAGAGTTGATAAGGGTACTACTTCTACAGCAAATAACTCAAATACATTTACAGTAATTAATGGCCCACGGGGCTATATTGTAACAAATAACTTTTTAACTGCTAAAAAATTAAATACTTCCAGCACCGTTCTTATAAAGGCAGTTATTTCCAATGGAAGTGTCGGAAATAATGCTTCGATCACATCCAGAAGCGATACATTATTTCCAGCATCTACTACACCATCTGGTGGTTACAATCTTTTGTCTGTAACGCAAGCAAGATATCGGCTTTTATTTAATGCAACCGGCCAAGATAGATGTGTAACAATAAACGACTATACAAATGCTATATTAAGTTCGGGTATAGCTGGAACTGATGATGAAAGTCTTATCTGTGTCCAAAATGACTGCTGTATTCCGGGCAAAGTAAAAATTTATGTAACAGGACTATCTTCATCTGGACAAAATGCTCTGATGTCTTATTTGGGTGCAAGATCCGTAGCAGGAATTAACTTGGCGTACGAACAATGCTAACCATTTATAGCAATCAATCGACTAGTCTATACACCAAAAGCCAGTTATCTGGAAGTTTGGTAGATGTAGAACTCGGCAGCGATGCCAAAGATATTGACACGACAAAATGGTTTGGAGATCTTTTGACGGTAGATTCTCTGTTTCCGCAGTGGATTTTAAAAGAATATTCAAATAATCCGACCAATGTAACTTTTATACCATTAATTAAAAATTATTTTAGATGGTTGTTTAGTTTACAGTATGGATATGGTGCTCAACTAAACTGGGAAAAAATTAGAGTTCCATTGTATGTGGACAGTATATTTTTGGAAGCGCTTGCTGATTTTTATTTTCCTGGAGCAGATTTTAGTCAAACTGCATTAAACAATATATTGCCAAATATACGAACTTTTTCAGTAAAAGTGGATGCAAACTATTTTAACATCAAAGGAACACCACAAGCTGTTAAATATTTAATATGTTCACTTTTGGGTTTTAATATAAATGATGTATATGTTGTATCTACGACTTATAGCAGTATGGAAATACAAATTAGGTCTTCTGAATATACCCGTCTTCAGACTTATGATTTATTTTTAAGAGAATATGCAATTCCAGCCGGAGTGGTCTTATCTTATAGGGTGATTTAATATGATTGAAAAAATGATTATGTTTGCGGCATCTATTGCGTCCAGAGGTATTGGAAACAAAAAAACAGATATAGAAACAAAACAATTGAGAGTTGTTTCCTGTTTTGGTGGCGCTGGAGTTGAAACGGCTTGTCCATTTTTAAGAACTAGCAAACATGGTGACAGACATTTTTGTGGAAGGTGCGGGTGTGGAGATAAACAACACACCTGGCTCATCAAAAATGGAAGCGAGTATTCAAAATTGGATTATCCGGTTTTAAACTGTCCAGTCCACATGCCAGGATTCAGCAATTATGATCCAAATTATTCGGTTCCGGAAATCAAAGAACGCAAATCTCAAATAGAAGCTCTAGATCCCGAATTATTAAAAACCGTAGAAATTACTATAGGTGAAACTTAAAAACCTTGGTGGCATATTAATGTAAATGCATAAATATTTGCATGGCCATTTCCACCAGACAAGAATTTATTGATTATACTTTTAGAAAACTGGGTGCTCCAGTAATTCAAATAAACGTCGATCCGGAACAAGCAGAAGATCGATTGGATGAATCTTTGGAATATATGCAGGAAAGGCACTTTGATTTCAATCAAAGAGCACAATTTGTTATTCCACTTGGACCAACAGCAGTAAGCAATCAATATTTGGATGTCAGTGCTTTTGGTTATGCAGTTGGTGCGCAGGGAGTAACCTCCGCATCTACAGGTGTTACTGGTTTCTGGCCTGCTGCAGATGACATAGTTTCGATAACAAAGGTGTATAGCCCCAGTGACCAAGTTGGTGACTATATGTTTGATTTGCGATATCAAATGACTTTATTTGATTTTTTTGGTTTATATTTTAACCAAGGCGGCTTGGCACAGGGACCGATGGCCACTTATATGGAAAGCATGCAATACATTTCATTGATTAATGATGTATTCAATTACCCAGTATCGTATACATATACAAAAAGCACAAATAGGTTATTTTTGGAAACACAATGGTCTGATTTGGAAGCTGGCAATTATGTTATGGTGGAAGCATATGTAAAAGTGGACCCGGACTATTATCCAAAAGCGTGGGATGACAGAGTTTTTAAACGTCATTACGCAGCTCTTTTGAAAAAACAATGGGCACAAAATTTATTAAAATTTTCAGGGATGCCCTTGCCGGGCGGTGCTCAATTGAATGCACCTGCAATGATGCAAGAAGCTGTTAGAGAATTGTCAGAAATCGAACAAATGTTGACTAGAGCCTATGAAAACCCAGTTGATCCGATGATAGGATAATATGGCTACAAATCCATACATCAATCTCACGAATTACCAGCCAGAACAAAATCTGATCGAGGATATCACAGTTGAATTGATTCAAGGGATTGGTCAGGATTGTTATTATGTGCCTCGAAAATATTTTAATATCGATCAATTATTTGGTGAAGATCCGGCATCTTCATTTAGAAGATCATATGTAATAGAGATGTATATACAGTCTTTTAAGGGTTTTGATGGGACTGATGTTATCAGCCAATTTGGTCTTGAAATTAAAGACAAGATTAATCTTCTTATGGCTAGAAGAAGATTTAAGGAAGAGGTTACGGATATAGACAGGTCAATCACCAGACCACGTGAAGGAGATTTGATATACTTTCCGCTTTCAAAGTCTTTGTTTGAAATTAACTTTGTTGAACACGAAAACCCCTTTTATCCACTGGGAAAACTTTATTCCTATCAGATAACCGCCGAGCTCTTCACTTATAGCTACGAAAAAATTACCACAACCAATACCGATATCAACTCTCCATATACGATTACTACGGCTGGTTTGTGTGGCTCCACAATAATACCTAGAGCCAATAATCTGGGAACAACATACGGTATTAATGATATTTTGCAAACCGAAGGAAATTCATATGGATTTGATCCAAACAATCCATTTGATGATTCGGGTTGCTCGGGAGGCATTTAATGTTTGGTTATTATTACAACCAAAATTTAAGAAAACTGGTAGTCGCTTTTGGGTCTTTGTTTAGTAATATTGAAATTACTCATACAGATCCAGATACATCACTGCCAACCAATATCAGAGTTCCTGTTCATTATTCTTCACAAGAAAAGTTTATTCAGCGTCTATTGCAACCATCATCGATAACTCCAGGGACACGCATTGAGCTGCAAGTTCCGATTATTAGTTTTAACATGAATAGTATTGCTGCAGATCCAGGTAGACGCCTGAGCCGTTTTATACAAAATAATAATGTTGGGCAGGGCTGCGGTGGTTCCGGTAGTGGCATATCTAATCAGATACCAGTAAATGTATCTTTTAGTTTATTTGTCTACACAAGACACACTGACGATATGCTTCAGATAATAGAACAGATCATGCCTTATTTTGTCCCTGAACATGTTGTTACATTAGACATGAATGCTGTTCAATCTGACATGCAGATACCAATAATAATGGTATCAAACAATCTGACCGAAAGATATGAAGGTGATTTTTCTAGTAGACGTTTGAATGTAGCTTCATTCCAGTTTTTGGCAAAATCATGGATATTTGGTGAAATTAAACCGGCTACGGGAATCACAGCATCGAATACGATTCCTATTATATTGGATTGAATATGAATATTAATAAAAATTTGGCAAAGTTGTTCGATGTTCCGGAACAACCTCAAACCAATAAACAATTGGCAGGCGGAACATACGATATAGCATCTTTTCAAAAAGATTATGCGATGGTACAATCAAATCTAAAAGATTTGATTGGTAATGGTAATGTTGCATTAGAAGCAGCTCTGAAGGTAGCCACAGAATCTGATTCACCCCGAGCATTTGAAGTTGTCGCAATACTGTTAAAAACAATGGCAGACCTTAATAACAATATGTTGGATATACATAAAAAAGCCAAAGATACAACTGGAACAAAGGTGGAAGTAAAACAGACAAATAATTCTGTTTTTGTTGGTTCAACAAAAGATTTGCAAAATCTCTTAAATAAAGATAGAAGTACGGAAAAGGATGTTGTGGAAGCGGAGATTATAGATGTTAAAAAACAATAAAGAAGGCTACCGAAATAATTCAAAATTAAAACTTCCAGGGGTAGAGCTTCAATATACAGAAGAACAATTAAAAGAATATGTAAAATGTGCAAAAGATCCGGTATATTTTTGTGAAAAATACATCAAGGTAAAAACACTGGATAAGGGAATCGTCCCCTTTAATTTATACCAATACCAAAAAAACTTCGTAAATGCAATCCACGACAATCGTTTTACGATTTCAAAATGGCCTCGTCAGTGCGGTAAGTCAACCTGTGTTACAAGTTATATCTGTCACTATATTACATTTAACCAAAGCGTAAACGTAGCTATTCTTGCCAACAGACTAAAAACAGCCAAAGAAGAGCTTTTTTCCAAGCTTCAATTAGCTTATGAAAATTTACCACATTTTTTGCAACAAGGAGTTGTTGAGTGGAATAAGACAAGCTTTAAACTAGAAAATGGCTCCAGAGTAATGTGCGACGCAACAAGCTCCTCGGCCATTCGCGGTGGTTCTTATAACCTCCTTCTATTGGACGAATATGCCTTCTTGCCAAGCCATGTAGCAGAAGAATTCTATACATCTACCTATCCGACCATTTCTGCAGGTACGACAACAAAACTTATTATTGTTTCTACTCCAAATGGCATGAATCATTTTCATAAACTTTGGGTTGATGCCAAAAGACCGGAAGGCCACAAATTAAAGAATAAATTCGTTCCCGTAGAAGTAACTTGGCGCGACACCCCAATTAGCCCAGGAAGTCCTAAACTACGTGACGATACTTGGGCTGCAGAGCAGATAGCCAACACAAGCGCAGACCAATTTGAACAGGAATATGGCTGCAGCTTCTTGGGATCCTCAAATACATTAATTTCCTCAAGTAAGTTGAATCTACTGGCTCCCGAGGAACCCATATCTGAAAATGCAGAAGGTTATAGAGTTTATGAAACCCCTCAAAAAGACAAAACATACTTTTTGCAAGCCGATGTCTCTCGGGGTCAAGGAATAGATTACTCTGCATTTACTGTAATTGAAGGTTCGCAAGCGCCATATAAAGTGGTCGCATCTTACAGAAATAACACTATAAGCCCATTTAATTTTCCTACCGTAATATTAAATGCAGCAAAAGCATATAACAATGCTTATGTTTTAATTGAAACCAATGACCTTGGAGGTCAAGTATCAAATATTTTACATGTAGATCTTGAATATGAAAATGTTTTGATGACCAAGGTATTGGGTCGAAAGGGTCAGATTCTTTCGCAGGGATTTGGTGGTGTCGGAAAAAATGAAATGGGTATTCGTACCACGGCACAAACCAAAAAAATAGGTTGTGCTATATTGAAAAGATTAATAGAAGAAGATAAAATTTTATTAAATGACGAAAGAATAATTTCTGAATTAATGTCCTTTGTATCCAAATCCAATACGTATAAGGCCGACGATGGCCAGCACGATGATTTGGTCATGAGTTTGGTTTTCTTTGCATGGTTGACACGACAAGAATATTATGCCGATTTGGTTGAACAGGCTAAATTTAATTACGAAGAGGCTACTAAACCCGAAGATGATAATGTTTTATTTGTTCCAGATCCAAAGAATGATGACGACAATGATGAATTTGTGGCAGGGGGTGCAGTATGGTATCCTACATAAGAATACTAAATATTTGGAAGAAAAGGGAACATAAATGCCATCACTCAGCTCATTCGTAAGCTCAAACCAATATTCCACAGAAAGCACTACATTTCCATTAATTGCGGGAATGTTGATGGGTACTACGTATAATCCCGGCATTACTTTTAATGGCACTTCTGGCGCTGTTGGAAACGATCCGGGTGGCATTTTTGGTTGGTTGGTATATTCAAGAAGCAATTTTTATACACCGGCAAAAGGAACTACTGCTGCCGAATATATCGTTTATACCACTCCACAGGAGCTGGTTGGTGACTTGAATAAGCTATCTGGGATTACTGCTTGTTTGATTAGCAATCCAGGGCAAGGTGGTACATATGGGTTCTTTATCACTGCGGGAACCGAAGATAATATAATACAATTGAGCCCTCTACCTGCCGGAAAAGACTTTTTATATGCTATTTCATATCTAGCATATGGTGGTCGTTTGGTAATTAGCCCCAATACCTCCGGTTTTGACCAATATATAAGTGATTCTGAAACATACTTTGATGTTGTTATCGGTCAAGATGGAACGACATCCATGTGTCAGTGGCTTATAACCCAACCATATACTGCAGGAATATTTCCAACAGTACCAGCATCTGGTGTGACTGGTGCAGGTTACACCATGCAAAATTATGCAACATTATTCGGAAACAGTTCCTTGGTAAGTGGAACTACTGTTGCAAATAGAATTTTTAACGTATGTGGGCTCAATACAATTAGTGATCTGGATACGACTTCTCTTCTTTCTGGTAGCAAAATAACATACACTCTGCCCGCAGTTTGTGATGTGGGTGGAGCATTTACCAGATCAAAAAATAGAAACGAAACTTATTTGACTGTAGCTGGAGTCGATAGATCAACCATCCTTAACGGTAATGTTATAAATCCAATTGATTGGAACAGCACTATTAAATCTACATTACGCAACAACAAAGTAAATTTCTTTGTTAACTACAATCCTAAATTTTTAGGATCAGATATTGTTGGTGCCACTGCCACCGGTGCTTCTTTGACAAATTATGATAGAATCGGACCTTCACGCCTAAAATCTGCATTGGAAGAATCCATAACCTCGATTGCATTAAAATATCTTTTTGATATCAACAATCCGCAAACACGAGCACAGGTAACGGCGGAAGTTCAAACGGCGATTGATCCATTTACTCCTTACATAGATACTGCAGCTACACAAATTATATGTGATTCGTCAAATAACGTGGATAATGCGTCTACACTGACTATTCAGGTTATTATCAAACCAATTTTGAGCATTGACTCCTTTGCAATCAATGTAACACTCACACAATAATGTCATCCTTTAACAATAGCATAATTTCATTTAAGGAAGGGTTTAATGGAGGAACGAGATCAAACCGTTTCGTAGTTATACCTTCTTGGCCAAGTCAAATAACAATTCCAAATGAAGATGCTAGATTTAAAATTGTATCAGCATCATTGCCAGCTACCCAAGTAAACACGATAAGTATACCCTATAGAGGAAGACAGATTACTTTTCCGGGAGATCGCCAGTATAGCACTTGGACTGTTGGCATTTATGATGACAATAACACAAACACTTTGTGGAAAGCTTTGCATAGGTGGGGTGAATTTATGGATGGTCATGTCACCCACACAGTTAGAAACGATAATTTTTCATATAGTCAACTTCAAACTACATGGACTGTAAGGCAATTGGATCAAAATGGTGGAATACTAAAAACTATTTACCTATATAAGTGCTGGCCATCGGTAGTAGGACAGATAAATTTAGATATGGGTGAAGTTGGTTTTGTTGGTTTTAGTGCTACACTCACATACGATTATATAAGAATCGAAGATAACTTTAACAGTTAATATGCTAATAGAATTTAAAGACAATTTCTTTGGCGGAACGCGCTCAAACCGATACAGAATATCTGGATCATTTCCAACTGGGGGTGGATTTACAGATTTTCACGTTAGAGCGACAACAATACCACAGGCTGCATCTCGCACCATAAGTTATGATTATTTTGGAAGAAAGTACCACTACCCAGGTGAAAAGGATTATGGCACCTGGTCATTCGTTGTCTGGGATGACACGGGAAACAATAACTTATGGGGAAGATTCCAAAAATGGCAGGATTTTATCAATAATCATGATACCAATATTTCTGCCGTAAACTCTAGAGACTATAAAGCAGACAACTGGACTATACAACACCTTGATTTGAATGGAAATGTTGACCCATTAAAGCAATGGACCTTAAACGGCTGTTGGCCTGCCGGAATACAGCCCATTAACCTAAACATGGGCAATCCAAACGTGTTAAATACTTTTAACGTGATAATCGTATTCGACTACATTCAAATTAAGGATATCACGGCAAACATATAAGGTGACATATGGAAATTGATTTATTTGGCTTTCAGTTTGGTAAAAAGAATGAGACTCAAAAAGAAAAAGAGTCTCAAAGTATTCAATCGTTTACTGCACCAGAAGTTTATGATGGTACGGTAACCGTTGAAGCTGGTGGATTTTTTGGAACGGTTCTCGATTATGCTGCTAGCATGCGAGACGAGCAAACTTCCGTAATTCAATATCGTAACATGTCAGTCTATCCTGAATTGGATAATGCAATAGACGAGATTGTAAATGCATCAATAGTTCCAGGAACAGATCAACGTCCAGTTAAAATTGATCTATCTAACTGCCCAATTTCGGATAATATCAAAAATAAAATCTACAGAGAATTTGATAAAGTATTGCATCTGCTGGACTTTAATCATAAATCTTATGAAATTTTTAGAAGATGGTATATCGATTCTAAGATTTATTATAATTTGGTAATCGATAAAGACCTTCCCATGGAAGGAATAAAAGAAATCATCCCAATCGATCCTCTGAAGATCAAAAAAGTAAGAAAATTAAAGAAAGAAATGGAAAAGGGGGCCAATGGAACTCCCGTCCAACTGGTAAAAGATATAGAAGAATTCTACGTCTATACAAATACAGACAAAGAATCATATATCATGACAGGACCACAGGGTCTTCATTTGTCACTTGATAGCGTTGTATATGTTCCATCAGGTTTAGTTGACTTGAATAGCAAGCGCGTATTGGGTTACCTTCACAAAGCAATTCGTCCACTGAACATGTTACGGCAAATGGAAGATGCTTTGTTGGTTTACCGTATTGCAAGAGCTCCAGAGCGAAGAGTGTTTTACGTTGACGTAGGTCAGCTACCGAAGCAAAAGGCCGAGCAATATATGCGTGATATGATGAGCCGTTTCCGTACCAGATTGATTTATAATCAGGATACTGGAGAAATCAGAGACGAAAGAAAGTTTATGTCAGTTCTGGAAGATTACTGGCTACCTCGTAGAGAAGGTTCCAGAGGAACTGAAATTACAACACTTCCTGGCGCACAGTCACTTTCACAAATTGAAGATGCCGAGTATTTTAAGAAAAAGCTTTATGGAGCGTTGAATGTTCCTCTCAGCCGTCTGCAACCAGAAAGCAATGGGTTTAACATGGGTCGTTCTACAGAGATTACCCGAGAAGAAATAAAGTTCTATAAGTTTATAGAGAGATTGCGTTGGCAGTTCTCCAGACTGTTCATGGATACCCTTAGAGTTCAGCTGTTGTTAAAGGGAGTCATGACCGATGACGATTGGAGAGAACTGAAGACGGATATTAAATTCGTATTCAATACAGACAATTATTTCTGGGATCTCAAAGAAGCTGAAATCTTGGCAGAACGGCTTAAGATGCTTTCTTATGTTGAACCTTATATTGGAAAATATTTCTCCACAGATTACGTCAAAACTCAAATTTTGAGATATTTGCCAGAAGAGCTAAAAGAATTAGAAAAACAAATGGCCACAGATCGACAACGAATTGCCCAAGAACAGGCAGCTCTTGCCGCTCAACAGGCCGCACAAGGACAGGTACAGGGATAACATGAACAAAGTAACCGACTTACTAATCAAGCATGGGATTGAAGGATTAATTTTGGAGGATGATAATTCATTTAAACAAAATTTAATTCAAGCTCTTACCATGAAGCTTAATGAAAATTTTAAAGAATTAAAATTAGAGGTAAGTCAAAGTCTACTGCGTTCAACAAAAATTACTGGAGAATCAGAAAATTTAAATAAATTTGTTGAGTTTGTTGAAAATTTTAAACCAGGAAATTATACATTTAAAAATGCATCAAATCTAAATATTTCCGATTCAGATATGGAATATATCAAAAAATTATTTGAATCGCTGAACCCAAAAAATCGAAATTTAATGGTTTCGGAGATATTTGAAGACAAAACAAAATTTGTACAAACTTTAGAGTTTGCCAAAAAAACAAAAAACCTACTATGAAAAACAATATCCGCCAAATGCTAAAGAATGTTATTGAAGAAAATGCTGTAAACTTCAAGGACCAGACTTCCAAGGTTCTTTACGGTAAAGTTGGAGCACGCCTTCAAGAACAATATAAGACAGTTGCCAAGAAAATTTTCTCAAAGAAAGACGCCTAATGAAGCTTATCACCGAGTTAACAGAAGACATCAAATACATTAAGGAAAATGTAGGCTATGGAGAGAAGACATACTTCATTGAAGGTGTTTTCATGCAAGCCGAAACAAAAAACCGCAATGGG